TTTTTTTCAAAAAAAAAAGTGTTAGTGAGTGTGAGGGGTTAGAGAAGTTTAGCGCCAACCTTTGCCGGTGTACTCGACGAAACCTGGTGTGCAAGGACGGTCGCGGATAGGTTTGCGGATTGTGCGGATTTTTACGGGAGTGTCATAGTTAGTTTCTTCTTCGGGTATGAAGGCATCGCACCACTTACGCTGTTTCTTGATGTCCATGACCACACGTTTGCGAGCTTTGTCGGCAGGTGAGCCCCATGATGTGGTTGTCTTCTCGACTGCTTTCCAGCGATGTCCTTCTCCTTTGGGCGTTGCGCGTTGAGGGCGAAACTTCTGTTTGATTTTCTTTTCGCGTTTAGGCTTTTCGTTGAGGGATTCCATATGACACTTGCAGTCGTGGAAACACTCGCAATTTGGGCACGCAATCAGGTCGTCATTCTTGTTGTCCAGGATGGAGTAGAGACTGTTGATTTCTTCGATACTCGATGATGCTATGGGAAACTGGCTTTTCATGATTTGAGAACGTTTCAACACATCACATAGGGAGCAGTTTTTGTTGAGGCAAACAGATGATTTCATTCTTAGAGCGTTGGAAGACCGAGTACATATACTATTTGGGATTAATCGTTTCAATTTTTTTTTCAATTGTAGTTTTGCAAGACCGTTTGTTGTGACCTTCGGCCTTGCAAAGTGAGCACTTCACTTTTATTTTAACAATCGTATTGTCTACAGATGGTTCAACTGTAGACAAAACAGGTTTCAAAGCAGCATCCACTTCGGCAGTGACTCGTTCTTCAAACAATTTATATTTACCTTGTAGTTCATTCCACACCCGGCGTGCTTCTTCAATCTCACGAATGAGAGCATTTTCTTCGGGCTTGTGTTTTTGCCAAATGGCTTCGCGAATTTCTTCTTGTTCTTCGGTTAAAAACGCCATGGTGTTACAATATCAAAAAAGCTAAAATCATTTCAATTTTAACAAATATTACTTTTTAAATTAGCATGACCGCAAATAACCGGATGTACAACTAAATTTGTAAGTTTTTTTGTACAATTTAATAAATGATATTGAACATCTAATGCATGTATAATTGTATAATTAACATTTAGTATTTTTTCAATATTTTTGTTATGAATAATTAGTGCGTGTAATCCCCAACAATGATTATTATTATCTACATGATAAATATTATCTACCAAATGATTTCCTTTATTTTCATTATTATTTCCTAAATATAAAATATCAAAATCAAGATTGTGTTCTATAATTTTTTCAATAGTAGAATGTAATGTAGTTGTGTCAAAAACTACATCATCTTCAAAAATAACACTATAGTCACTTTCTTTATTTTGCATAATATGTTCCATAAGACCTATATGGGATAAATAACAACCAATTTGTCCTGATTGCCAAAATCTAAAATTAGTAAGTTTTATAATTGGTTTCGTTTGTTGAATATAATTTACTTGTTCACTCAAAGGAACATGATTTGTAGATATACCTTTAAATATTGTAATTTCTTGATTAAATTCTTCTTTTAATTTTGTAATGTGAGACATTCTTTCTTCATGTTCATCACAATGTATTAAATAATATCGAATTGACATATATATTAAATATACTTAAAATTGTATTAGTTAATACAATAGATATGGATGAAATGTGTGTTATCAAACGAGACGGCTCTATTCAACCCATGTTGTTTGATAAAATCTTACACCGTATTAAAACCCTTGGCAACATAGAACCTCCTCTTCATTTGAATTACACACAGTTAGTCATCAATATCATGGATAAAATGCACGACAAAATTACCACCACCAAAATTGATGAACTTACGGCAAGTGAATGTGCCTACAAATCATCATCCCATCCTGATTTTGGAACGTTGGCGGGTCGAATTATTGTTTCCAACAACCACAAAAATACATGTGAATCCTTATGGAATATCGTTCCTGTTTTACTTAAACATAAAGTGATTAGTCAAGAATATCATGATTTGATATGGAACCATGCAGGAATTTATAATGGAATGTTGGATTTTTCAAGAGATTATTTGATTGATTATTTTGGGTTCAAAACGTTGGAACGTGCCTACCTTATGAAAGCAGACGGAGTTATCATTGAACGACCTCAACATATGTGGCTGCGTGTTGCTGTTGCCATTCACAAAGATAATTTTGCAAAAGTAAAAGAAACGTATGATTTAATGTCTCTTAAAAAATTTACCCATGCTACACCTACATTGTTCAACGCAGGAACCAACTGCCAACAACTGTCTTCTTGTTTCCTCGTAGCCATGCAAGAAGATTCGATTGACGGTATTTATGATACGTTGAAACAGTGTGCCCAAATATCCAAACGAGCAGGAGGAATTGGTCTGCACATTCACAACATTCGTGCCAAAGGGTCTCATATTGAAGGTACCAACGGAGTAAGCAATGGAATTATTCCAATGCTTCGTACGTTTAATGAAACCGCACGATATGTAGACCAAGGTGGCGGTAAACGAAAGGGGTCTTTTTCTATTTATTTGTCACCGGACCATGCAGATATTGAAGATTGGTTAGATTTGAAAAAGAACACGGGGGATGAAAATCTGAGAGCGCGTGATTTGTTTTATGGTATTTGGATTCCAGATTTATTCATGGAACGTGTCAAGAACAATGAAGAATGGTCCATGTTTTGCCCGCATCAGTGTCCAAGATTAAATGATGTGTATGGTGAAGATTACAGAAAATTATATCTAGAATATGAAAATCAAGGAAGACAACTCAAAAAAATGATGGCGCGCGACTTATGGTTCAAAATACTTTCGGCACAAATGGAAACAGGGAACCCTTCTATTTTGTACAAAGACGCATGTAATTTAAAATCCAATCAAAAAAATATTGGAACTATCAAATCCTCTAATTTGTGTACTGAAATTATTCAATATAGTGATAAACATGAAACAGCTGTTTGCAATTTAGCCAGTATTTCATTGACAAGTTTTGTGAAGAATGGTGTGTTTGATTACGAAGAACTTCATTATGTAACAAAAGTAGTTACTGTTAATTTGAATAAATTGATTGATGTCAATCAATATCCTACCGAAAAAGCACTTAGTAACAAAACACATCGACCTATTGGAATTGGAGTACAAGGGTTAGCAGATGCGTTTGCATTGATGAACATACCATTTCACAGTGAAGAAGCAATTGAAGTGAACAAACTTATTTTTGAAACTATGTACCATGCAGCTGTTCAACAAAGTATGGAATTGGCAAAAGAATTAGGACCTTACGATACGTTTCAAGGGTCACCATTATCCATGGGAAAATTTCAATTCGATTTGTGGAATGTAACACCATCCAATACGTTTGATTGGAATGTGCTTCGTAACGATATAATGCAACATGGTGTGCGAAATTCATTATTAATTGCGTTGATGCCAACAGCATCTACTTCCCAAATTCTAGGAAACAACGAATGTTTTGAACCATTTACTAGCAATTTGTATGCACGACGAACGTTAGCTGGTGAATTTATTGTAGTCAACCAATATTTAGTCCAAGAATTGATTGACCTTGGATTATGGAACGAAACACTTAAAAATCAAATTATAGAACAAAAAGGAAGTATTCAATCGCTTGACCTTCCTGATGATATCAAACGAAAATATAAAATTGTATGGGAAATTCCAATGAAACATTTAATTAACATGTCTCGTGACCGTGCCCCTTATATATGCCAATCCCAAAGTTTAAATTTATGGATTGCCGACCCTACTACATCTATTTTAACATCGATGCATTTTTACGCATGGGAACAAGGTTTGAAAACAGGTATTTACTATTTACGGCGTAAACCTAAACACCAAGTTCAGCAATTTACCATTGTTCCATGCGATAATTGTAGCGCATAAATAAATTGAATTTGTTTATTTACACATAAACAAACAACATGTCTCGTATAAAAACGTTAACACTTGGAAAATTACCTTCTACTTACCAATCGTCGATTCAAATATCAAAAGATAGTTTATTATTTCAGTTTGCATCGACTATTCAATGTGGACCTCAAATTATAAGTTTAGCCGTTCCGCCTTATCGACATGCATTTTTAATCGATATTCAATCTCATAAAATATTAGTTTCAGATTGGAATGGGGAAGATAAAGATTCCCATTCCAATTGGCAAGAATACGATGCATTTTTAAACCTATTGCATCAAATATATAACAAACCTATTGAATATTATAATGTAGACCAACAATTGTGGGAAGATGCCATGTATAAACAATCCATATTTAAAGGTGGAGGTTGCGCGCACTATATTTATGAATGGACCAAAAAATATTATCCAGATTATTCAGTTTGACATAATTCTTGTAAACCTTTATCGAAATCTTCTTCAACTATCCATCCTAATTGTTTTAATTTATCATTACTGATATAGTAACGTTTATCGTTGAAAGGTCTATCTTTAATATAGGTAATCCAATCTTCATATTTGTCTGTATGCTTTATCATTTTGATTAATTTTTTTGATAGGATGTCAATCGTATATTCGCAAGAATCATCGCCTCCAATGTTGTAAATTTCACCAATTACACCTTTGTCTAAAATAAGTTGCAATGCTCTAGAAACATCTTTTACATGTAAAAACGACCGGACATTACTTCCATCGCCTTGAATAGTAATCGGCTTATTTTCTTTTAACAATTTTATAAATAATGGAATGACTTTTTCAGGATATTGATTTGGTCCGTATACATTGTTCCCCCGTGTAATAATGATTGGCATTTTGAATGAATGATAATACGACTTTACAATTAATTCTGCTGCTGCTTTGGTTGCAGCATAAGGGTTGGTAGGACACAATATAGAATTTTCATTTTTTTTATTTTCATTTTCTTCCAACATGGATTCGCCATATACTTCATCGGTTGAAATATGGATAAATTTCATAATTTTTCCGTACAGTCTGCAACATTCTAATAGTGTGTGCGTACCTACAATATTGTCGTGTGTATATTTTAATGCATCAGAAAAAGAATTTTCCACATGAGATTGAGCTGCAAAATGAATTACGGTATCTATGTTAAAATGGTTTAATATATGTTGTACTAAATCGAAAGAAGCTATATTTCCTTTTATCAACGTATAACGGGATGAACTTCGGATTTCTTCTGCTACATTATATTCATTTGCACAATAATACATGGCATCTATATTAACTAGTTGACAATTTGATTTGTGATAATAATGATTAATAAAATTAGAACCAATAAATCCACAACCACCTGTAATTAATACGTGTTTCATACCTATATATGATTTTAAAATATAATATAGATTACGAATTATTGGATGAACTTGCTCGAATACTATTAGCTAATACTCCATAATAAGGGGTATTGACGGCTACTGGATTTGCGTAAATAGATGGAGGTGCATTAGGAGGGTCAGTGGTTGTTTTTATATTTGATTTGCCTGTAGCAGGATTTAACCCTAACACAAACATTATATAAACTGCAATAACAGTCATCATTACAAATGGAATAAAAACAACCATCCATGCAATAATACTCATATTGTTTTCGCATAATACGTTTAATAATAAAGTACCTATAGTACATAAAACAAGTTTAATTAATACCATATTATATAATCCATAATACACATCATATATTATGTGCATTATCATGAATACTAAATACATTAGAGCAGGCATACACAAGTTTTGAATCATATACAAAGTGTATAAAAAAAATAATTAACAATTCGACCCGATTTGATTTCGTGTAGTGCCATTAGGGCAACAACCATATTTAGTTGAACTACATAAAGGAACATTACAATTTGACCTGTCTGCATTACTAATAGTAACACCGTTTGGACAACAACCAAACTCAGTATATGCACAACTTCCTACACAATTCGACCTATCTGCATTACTTACCGTATGCCCATCCGGACAACATCCATATTGTGTTCTTGAACATAATGGTGGACGAGTACTTTTATTATTACAGTTACTTCCAATTGAATTACTTATGGTCATGTTATCCGGACAACATCCATATTGTGTTTTGTTGCAAGGAACAGGTTCAGATGTCATTGCATCCGATGTACATTCTGTTTTGGAACCATCTGAAAATGTCGGAGTAATATCATTTTGAGTTATAGGAGGAGCAGGTTGTTTTGTAGCACTTGTTGGGAGTGTTGTGCTAGTTGCCCATTTATATCTAAAATAACTGATGACAAATAATAAAATAATACATATACCCCATAATACAATATACATTCTAAGTTCTGGATGTTTCATTGCATCTGAAAATAATAGGTAGGATAAAAAAAACACTATAATTCCTTTAATCATTATCATGATTCGCTGGGTAGAATAGATTTTCACATAATCATTTAAAAGACGGCGTGATGTTAAATCTAATTCTTCCATATTTCCATCATTTTTTTCTAAATTAGAATACATTTTTTTTAAATTTTTTATTTCGGTATCACTGTGTTTTAACATTCGACTATTTTTTATTATTTTATCTTGAATAGTCGTTTGTTGTGATTTAATTGTTTTAGTAATACCATTTAATTTTGATAATTGTGACGTATATGCAGTATCTGTTTCTGATATTTTAGCAGAAGGATAAATGTTGATAGTTTCATTCAATTGACTGTAATACATTTTGTCTTGTTTTAGTAGTTGTTGCATATAGTTATTTTCTTCTAAATTAGATGTTTCATTTATTTTTTTTTTGATATCATCATACATTTTTTCAATGTCCATTACACTTAATCTATATTATTTATAGAGTAGGAACAAATTCCCAATTTAATTCTTTACATATTTTTTTCCATATTTCATCTTGTTCAATTTGTTTTTCACGGTCTTTTAACATTGGAAAATAGGGTAAAAATTCTGTTTCATCCAACAGTTCACATAATTTGTAAATGGTATAGTAATAATTTAAAAAGTTGACACGGTCATCTGGACAATATTTTGCATAAGGTCTCTGAATTTCCATGAATAAACTGCACAGTTTGTCTTCCAATTCGGGAGACATGATAGGAGGCTTAATACCTAACTTATCTTTAATAAAGGGTATATGTTCATAATATTTGTTGTAGCCAAACTTTTTTAATATCTCTTTTGCTTTTTTGTTGGTAATCGTGGCTACATTAATTCTTTCTTTTTTGATTTGTTTTTGAATATTTTTGATAATTTCATCCGGAATCTGTGTACTTTCTTTGGCTTGAAATTGAGCCAATATTTCTCTAAAATGATTGATTCGTTTGTAAGCATAGAAGCACACTTCTTTAGGTGGTTCTTTGTACGATGTTTTTTCATGTTCTACTAAATACATAATTTGATTGGCACAATTTGGATTGTTACATATCAAAACACCTTCATAGTCTAATTGAATCATTTCTCCTACAGAACATTCTTTACATACAAATACATTAACTACTATATTTTGATTGGAACTCGGTTCTTGAATATTTTTCAAATACTGTAAGTTATAATTGTTACATTTATAATCTTCACTAGACTTTTCAAGGTTGAAAAATTGGTGCAACGTTTTAATGGGTGTTTTGCATTCTGATATTTTTTGTTTTTCTTCGAAATAACCAAAAATATACTTACTGTTATCCAAATAATAATCAATTTGTTTTTGTTGTAATTTAGAAATTTGTTGATTTAATGTTGTAATTTTGTTCTCAGAATCTTTTTGTTGTTTCAATAATAGAATTTCTTGTTGAAGTTTAGGAATAATTATTTTAGTATCTTTATTGAATTGTTCAATAAAATCAGAGTGTTTTTTGTCTAACATAAACGGAATATCCTTATTTTTTTGTTTGTGCATTGATAAGTATTAAGTTGAACATTTAAATTAAAAATACATTATTATGTAAATGAATAAACATAAGTTTATAATTAAGGCAATTAACGACGGGTGGATTGTCTACAAAAAAAATAATACTTATATTTTTAAACGACGTCATCATGGGTTGAACAAATATTTTTTGAATTCGTATATTGACAAATTTTTACAAAAATATAATTAATTGTTTATTTTCAAAATTTTTTTCTTTAGCAATATTATAAGATGGGAGGCGGTTTAATGCAATTAGTAGCTTACGGCGCACAAGACGTATACCTTACTGGTAATCCACAGATTACTTTCTGGAAAGTGACCTATCGTAGGTACACTAACTTTGCCATGGAATCGATTGAGCAAACATTCAATGGCCAAGCCGACTTCGGTCGCCGTGTAACATGCACCATCTCCCGTAACGGAGACCTTGCCTACGACACAACACTCCAAGTCACCCTTCCTCAGATTGGCCAACAGCTCGCCAACCCTTCCCCTGCTGGAAGCCCACCCAGCGCTGTCTACGCTCGCTGGCTTGATTTCCCTGGTGAGCAGCTCATCTCCCAGGTTGAGGTCGAGATTGGTGGTCAGCGCATCGACCGCCACTACGGTGACTGGATGCACATCTGGAACCAGCTCTCCATGCCTGCTGCCCAGGAGCGTGGTTACTACCAGATGGTCGGCAACACCACCCAGCTCACCTACATCACTGACCCTTCGTTCTCGGACGTCGACGGCCCGTGCCAGGCTGACGCCCCCAGACAAATTTGCGCTCCTCGTAACGCGCTCCCTGAGACCACTCTTTACGTTCCTCTTCAATTCTGGTTCTGCAAGAACCCCGGTCTTGCTCTTCCCCTCATTGCTCTCCAGTACCACGAGGTTCGTATTAACATCGACCTTCGTCCTATTGATGAGTGTCTCTGGGCTGTCAGCAGCTTAGATTGCAACGACGGCCAATCGGTCAAGGTCAATGCTGCCTACAACCAGTCCCTTGTAGCTGCTTCGTTGTACGTCAACTATGTTTTCCTCGACACGGATGAGCGCCGGCGCATGGCCCAGAATCCTCACGAGTACCTCATTGAGCAGCTCCAGTTCACTGGTGATGAGTCTGTTGGTTCGTCCTCCAACAAGATTAAGCTCAACTTCAACCACCCTGTCAAGGAGCTCATCTGGGTTGTACAGCCCGATGCCAACGTCGACTACTGTGCTTCGTTCACATGCAACCAGGTGTTGAACAAGGCTCTCGGTGCCCAGCCCTTCAACTACACGGATGCCATTGATGCTCTTCCTAACGCTATCCATGCCTTTGGCGGCCCCAAGGCAACGGCTGATGGTGGCCCATCCGGCAATGCCTTCATTGACAAGAACGGTCTCTTCCAATTGGCAGGTGCTGCCGACCACGACATCTCCCAAAACGCTTACGAGCATTTCTGGAATGAGCAGGCTGGTCCTCATTACGGTGACACCGCTGGTGGCGAGGGTTACTATGCTACCCCCAACCTTGCTCCTGCTGATGGCAAGGGCACCGAATCGTACGTCTCGGATGCAGGCACATTCGTTCTCTCCCAGACTGCTCTCACCCTCCACTGTTGGGGTGAGAACCCAGTCGTCACTGCCAAGCTCCAGCTCAACGGTCAGGACCGCTTCTCTGAGCGCGAGGGCACCTACTTCGACCTTGTCCAGCCTTTCCACTGCCACACCCGCACCCCCGACACCGGCATCAACGTCTACTCGTTCGCTCTTCGCCCTGAGGAGCACCAGCCATCCGGCACATGCAACTTCTCGCGCATTGACAATGCCACCCTTCAGCTCGTTCTCTCCAACGCAACTGTTCAGGGCACATCGACTGCCAAGGTTCGTGTGTACGCCACCAATTATAACGTTCTAAGAATTATGTCGGGCATGGGCGGCCTCGCGTACAGTAATTAGCTGGGACATACATGGGACATACAAACTTATATTGTATTATCAAAAAAAATATTTATATTGTTTTACAAATATTATAAATTATTTTGGTAATTGTTCAAACATCTTCTTTATTTTTTTTACGTTGTTCTGCAATTTGTTTAGCGTGTAATTTTTTATATTCTTCATCTCCATACTTTTTACGTAATGCATTGCGTTGAGCTTGTTTTCTAATTCTTTCTTTTTCACGTTTTTGTTCATCGGTTAATTTATTACCTTTTACAATTTGTCGTGTTTCTTCAATACCGTTAATATCATTTTTAGTTTCTTTTTTGTGTTTATGATAAATAAGCATACATTTATTCATAAATGCATCATATGTATTGTCTCTTTTAATATAATTACAATTACCACAACATGATTTACAATTATCTTCAATATAGCCAAGTGTATTATCCATACGGTCTAACCCATTTTTATGAGTTTGGCTTGGCATTTTTCCACATAAATAACAAGATTCTTTTGTTTTTTCTTCAAGAAATTCTTTTGATATCATAAAATCAATACTTCGTTCAGATGCACGCATTTTATATTTTTTATAATTTACGGTAATAATATCTTTAAAATCATCAGGATACAATGTTCCATTCACCATTTTTAAATGGGTTACTATATGTTCTGCACGATGAATAAATATAGTTGGGCCTAAACATCCTTTCATCATATTACACATTTCACAAGAAGTTACTACATTGTCGATTGTATATCCTTTAGATGAATTTAGTCTGTCTATTCCATTAAAACCTTTGGATTGAATTATTCCACAATAGTAGCAAGGTAACACTACCATATCCATAAAATCTCCCTTGGTAATTGTGAATTCCAACTGTTTTGTTTCTGCACTTCGTTTATAATTTATAAAATGATAATCAATATTATCATTTCTTTCTTGGTTAATTAATTTTACCTTTTCGGGGTTAGCATCACGCCAATGTTTAGCTTGTTCTGCATTACGTTTCAGAAATCCTTCCAAGTTAGATTCAATGAGCCTTGCTCTAGCTTCCATCCAGTAGCCAGCAACTTTTTCATAATTGGCTTCTTTCCAAGCTTGTTTCACTGCTTTTCGTTCTGGTTTCTTGGCATGTTGATTCGCTAATTCACGCACATGTTCCTTTTCTCGTTTTTCATCGGCCCGTTGATTTGTTTTTCGGCATAGTAAACAGGTCTTGGTTTCGCCGAGTTTTCCTTGAAAAGATTCCATAGGTTTTAGTTTGCAACATACTGAACATTGCTTTTCAGTTTCTGTTTTGATAACTTCTGCACCGCGTTTTTCATGGTCTTTTTCGCGGTCTTGTTTTAAACATGGTTCACATTTGGTATAAGAAGTTAACGGTAATTGAGAACGGCAACCACGAATTGCGTTGGCACAACATTTTAGTCCAAGTTGTGTAGTTTCATCCATAAAAACACAGAGTTGGTGTTTCCCACAGTATTTATTCATTTCGCTTCTCTTGAATTTACAGTCCTGTTTAGCACATACAATGATTTCTTTTTTAGGTTTGACACGACTTCTGCATTCTTCACATGTTTTTTGAGTTAAATATTTCATCTTTTTACAACCAGTACAAAGTGTGGAGTTAGCAATCATTTCAGGAGTGTAGTCTTTCATATAGGTGTGAAATTTACAAAATGGTCCTTTAAATCGACAGGCATTACCGTTTACGTCTAGCGCAGGACAACTCATGGGATACATGAAATAACCAACTTATTACAAGTCAATTTTAAACAACCACTCAAGTAAATTGTGGATAAATCAAGGAACTAATCTATTTATAAACATTCAAGTAAATAATTAATACAGAATTTCCAAGTAAATAATTTTTTTAAAATTACTTAAAGAATATACTTTATATTATGTATAATGCCCTTGTAGCTCAATCGGAAGAGCGTGTGACTGTTAATCACAAGGTAGACAGATCAAAACTGTCCGAGGGCGTTATCTACATAGTACAAAGTTAAAGCATGGTTTCCCGAGCGGTCAAAGGGGCGGGGCTTAAGATCCCGTGGCTTCTGCCTTCGTGGGTTCAAATCCCACATCATGCAAAAATTCAATTTTATATTACGGTATAAAATTGAAATGTGTTTAAAATATTAATAATCGTTAGGATTTGAAAGAGATTGACCTTTCAAATTAACAGGTTTTACACCTCGCATTGTTCTTAATGCTCCAGGATAATTGATGAAGTCTGGCCGTGCACCTCTTCCATTTGATTCAGTGCATCTAGATGGGTTAGAACGATTCCAATAATTTTTGCAATTATTATAATTATCTTGTGACCCTAAAGGGGCACCACCTTTATTTTTCCTAGATTTTCTAGTTTTTGATTTTCTTCTAAATGTTTTATTTGCCATACATTAATAAAATATTTTAAATAAAACCTTTCGTACTATAGAAATTCATTTAAAAACTGTCCGGTAAATTTTTGTCATGATTAAACGCATCTACAATTGATTTCAAAAATGTATAAACCTATTTCATAATAATACATTTTTAAAATCAATTGTAGATAATTTATTTAATTAATCTAATGCTATGGATACTTCCTCTATTCCTTGCCATTCTTATATGGTTTCGTCTAGGATTTTGGAATCGACAACCTGTACGGCATTATTTGACATTGTACAAAAAAGGATTACTTGCCGACCAACCAGTCAATAACAAATTTGTAGTTCCACACGTTTTTTTCTACAATGTAACCGAGATAACCAAAGAATTAGAAAATGAACTCTATGAATACGTCAAAGAAAAACAGCCTTCATATCACAAAAAATCACATTTTATGGGATATTTGAAAAAGGGGTTTTTGTCCATTTACCGAGAAAATACATGCATTCGTGGGTGTATAACAAGTCGCGCAGTTGAATTTGTGTTTGATAAAGAAACCATAGACGCCTATTCTACTGATTTTTTGTATGCAGACACACCTTATATTTTGAAATGTTTGATACAAAGCCATGAATACAAAAAACATACCGTTGCTTATCCAACATCTATTTTTAGTTCTACAACAAAAATTCAATGGGTGATGCCAATTACAACCTATGACATACAATGGGTCTATACCAGTTCATTTCGAAAATATAAGTTTTCCCTACAAACAAAATTTGTAAAAGCATTACCTTCTTCCTTGAATGATGTGGTTACTTGTTTTAAAACACCATTTACTTGTCAAATGACACCTTCGTTGTATACATTATCATCCCTTATCGAAAGCCAAAATATATCTATTTATTCTATTTATAACCCTTATTTAATTGCTATTTTATTTTTTAAAAATAATTATGAGTTAGAAGAAGATTTATCCATAGTGGATTGGATAGGAACTATTGTAGTTGATACAAATAAAGAACTATTAGAACAAGTTATTTCAACGATACTACATGGTATTCATACGACATTTAAAATAGTACGTATTCATCAATTATCCCATACACCTCTCTATACCACGCACTATAAAACAACACAATGTAGGAAATACGCATACAATTACGGAATATATTCATTGCCTCCTTCTCAATGTTTTTTCTTATAAGAATACATGTGTTGGAATCAATATGTATCCTTGAATACTTATTTATTTAGTATGGGAATGCTGTTTTTGATGATATACAACAACAATTATACACCTTACAAAATAGATGTAAATATCTATGGATATTTTTTCATTCTATCTTTTTGTTCCATGCAGTTGATTGAATATTTTCTATGGAAAAATTTAGAAAATAAGAAATTAAATTATTTTTATTCAGGGTTAGGTCAACTATTAGTGGCCATTCAACCGATTGCTTCTTTACTTCTATTAAGCAATACCATTCTTAAAATTCAAATGATACTTCTCTATTCTATCTTTGTATTTGGTGTATTTTTTACACATGAAAAAATATTCAAAACAACAGTTCAAAACGGACATTTGAAATGGTCATGGGTACCTATTCAATACTACTTGTATTTTATTTGGTTGTTCTTTTTGATGTTTAGTTTTATTGTCAATCATCACTATACTGCTGTTATAATTTCTCTTTTTCTATTTGCTATTACTTTTTTTAATTCAGAAACTGGAACCGGAGGCTCATTATGGTGCTGGACCATTAATTTTTCCATGATTTTTTATGCATTGTATTTGTTATTGTATATGCCTTACAAACAATTAAATGGTTGTTAACTTAAAAATTCACAATGTATATATCTAGCATGAAAATATATACATCCTTATTGGGTATAAATATAGCATTGAATCATTTGAATAGTAAAACACGGTGGATTTATGACAAACCTGCATTATTATATCAAGTCCAACGATGGTATAGTGAGATTCCATGGATAAAACCCTATTACGCTGTAAAATCAAATCCATTGCCGTATGTAATAAATGACTTGGTTCAGTGTAATATTGGGTTAGATGTTGCATCGTTAAAAGAAACACACCATACATTAATGTATACATCATTAGAGAATACGATTTATACCAATCCACATATAACACCCCATGAAATAAATAATTTGAAATTTAATATAAAAAGTAGTCGATTCTTTATGTGAATTAGAGTTACTGCATAAATACAATATAAAATGTCCGATTTTGATTCGAATGAACAGTGGTGTAACGATTGCCAATATTAATCTAAATTCTAAATTTGGAGCAACAAAACAAGAAGCCTACGAGATTATCCATTTAGCCACTCAGTATGGATATGAAATCAAAGGAGTATCATTTCATATTGGTTCAGGTGGAACATTTTCGAGAAAAGAATCGTTTAAAAATGCATTTTATGTTAATGCACAACCTGTATTAAACTATATTGAATTATTTACTGATGAAAAACTAATATTAAATGTGGGTGGAGGATTTTTGTACAATACCGATTTAACGGATGCACTGGGATGGACAAAAGATTTACCTTATACAATAATTGCCGAACCCGGAAGATATTTTTCAGAACCATCTCATCATTTAATAGTACAAGTGATTGCCAAAACACCCAAAGGAATATTCATAGACAATGGTGTGTATCATGAATTGAATTGTTATCATCGCGACCATTGGACTATGCCAAGATTGACACATTGTATCGATAATGGTAAATTACAAAATGTTCATAGTTATAAAACACAAGTTGTGTTTGGACCAACATGTGATAGTTACGATACATTGGGTAAACAAGTAGTTCCTTACGATATAGAAGTAGAAGACAAGATATTGATACCGAATATGGGAGCCTATACAAATGCAGGAATGGTAGAATTTAATGGAATACGCGGAGCTTCATCCAACTAAAATACGTTTTTTAGGAAAACTAGAATCGAAACAATAGAGGGCACGTAAATGGTGTAATATTGGCGAACGGCCACATCACCGTTAATTCTTAAATTGTTTACTTATAGTATGTATACAATTAAACAATATAGTTATGAAAAAGCAAAAAAGTTGGGCGTACAAATTCGACCATCTACCAGAAAAAATAAAAAAATCGACGTTTACAAAAACAACAAACGAATTGCATCGATTGGTGCTTTAGGATATGGTGATTATCCGACGTTTAAACAAACCGAAGGAATTGATTCGGCCAACCACCACCGAAAACGCTACAAAATCCGGCATGCAAAAGATAGAAAAGTAACAGGTACACCTGGTTACTATGCTGACCAACTTTTATGGTAGTTTTTTTCTTGTTTTATTTCTTGATTTTAATAATTTTTCTGTTTTTTGTTTACATGGTAAATGAATTTGTTTAATATGATTTGGATGTAGAAATGAATCTTTTGCTGTAGTTGTAAAAAATGGATATTTATATACATATGTTTTCATATGTTTATATATATAATAATCGGAAACATGTAATGATTTTTTATCTAATATAAACTGATTATTACTAAAATGGTCTTTTAAAAAGGATAAAACTCCTTTTTTATTCACAATATAGGCAACAGTAGAATAATGTTTATTCCAAGGTGTATATAATTGATTTGGTATTTTACACAAATAATATAGTTGTATTATTTCCCAGTCGGAAGGAGCATTACGAATACACGTATTTAAATCTTCTTGCCAATATTTTTTATATTCTAAGGATATATCATCTTCAAGAATAAGAGCAATATCATAATTACTTTTTGAAAATGCTAACAATGCACGCAAATGAGATAATAAACA